AGAATAAAAAAATATACGATGTTATATTTATAGATGGATTACATCATGCTGATACTGTGGAAAGGGATATAAATAATTCTTTAAAATATTTATCACCAAATGGGTACATTGTTTGTCATGATATGAATCCTTGGAACGAAGAAACACAAAATGTTCCTCAATCTGTTCCAAGTTGGACAGGTGACTGTTGGAAAGCTTGGGTTAGAATTAGATCAAAAAATAAAAATTTAAATATGGTTACTGTAGATACTGATTGTGGATGTGGCATAATATCGTTTGGCAACCAAGATTTATTAGAAATTAACTGTGAATTGACGTATTATAACTTAGAGCAGAATAGAAAATACTGGCTTAATTTAATAACTATTGATGAATTTAGGACATTATACGGTATATAGGAGAATATATGAAACAGGCAATTATTTTTGGAATCACTGGACAGGACGGTAGTCATTTAGCAGATCTACTTCTAAGTAAAGATTATCAAGTAATTGGTGTCACAAGACGTTGCAGTACAGAAAATACACAAAGAATAAAACATATTAAAAATAATAATAGATTAAAGTTGGTAGAGGGCGATATTACAGATATCAGTAGTATCATGGGAATCCTCTCTAGTTACGAAAACGTAGATGAGGTATACAACCTCGCTGCTCAGTCGCACGTTGGAACCTCTTTTAAACAACCGGGACTAACATGGGATATTACTGGTAAGGGTTGTATGAATATATTGCAGGCAATTGTTGATTTAGGTATACGTACAAGATTTTATCAAGCTTCTTCAAGCGAGATGTTTGGTAGTTCTTATGATATTGATAAGGATGGTAATAAATATCAAAATGAAGATACTAAGTTTTTACCAAATTCTCCATATGCCATTTGTAAGTGCGCAGCGCATCAAAGTGTTAGATTATATCGTGAGGCTTATAATTTACATGCAAGTTGTGGAATTTTGTTTAATCACGAAGGTCCAAGGCGTGGAGATAACTTTGTTACTAAAAAGATTATTAATTGGATATTAGATTTTAAAGAGTGGCTTGAATATTTTAATATGAAAAAAGAATATCTATGTTTTACTCAAGAAAAAATAATAGGTATAAATGACTTAGAATTTCCCAAATTAAGACTTGGAAATTTAGAAGCATTTAGAGATTGGGGATATGCTGGAGATTATGTCGAAGCTATGTGGTTAATGCTACAGCAACAGTATCCAGATGATTATGTTATCTGTACTGGCGAAACTCATACTGTAGCAGAATTTTTAGATATAGCTTTTAGTACTGTAAATCTTCCAGAGTGGAGGAATTATGTGTACATAGATCCAGAATTCTATAGACCATCAGAAGTAGACTATTTACGTGGAGATTGTTTGAAGGCAAAGGAAAAGCTTGGATGGCAACCAAAACATAAATTAGAAGATCTTATTAAGCTAATGTTAAATGAAACGTTATAAAGTGTATGTTGACGTATCCAACATACATAGAGATTTAATCAAGTTTAATATAAGGGAATATTCAGATCCTTTTCTAATTTTATTTATAAACGCAGATAATCCAGATGAATGTTTACATCAAGCAACTACAAATATAATAAAAAAAATTATTATTAAAGATAGTACCATAAAAACTTTAATCTTTTGTAGATTAATTAAAAAATATATTAGATTTGATAAAATACAACAATTATGAAAAGAAACTATAATGATATAGAATACGAAAAGTGTCGTAAGAATGTTCTAAAGAGAGATAAAAGAAAATGCCAAATGCCGGGATGTTCCTCAAAAACAAAATTACATGTACATCATATAAAACCTTGGTCTAAAGCCTCGTCTTTAAGATATGATGAAAATAATTGTATTACATTATGTAAAACGTGTCATGAATCAATAAAAGATAAAGAACACCATTATGAGTCGATGTTTATAGAAATATTAAATAATGCCTAAACCACCACCATATACAGTTATCAAAGATACTAGAGAACAAAATGGATATTATTTTCCAACAAATTTCTCTTGTGCTGGATGTATTGATAGAAAACTAGATACTGGTGATTATAGCATAAGAGGATTAGAAGATAAATTATGTATAGAAAGAAAGGGCTGCATTGAAGAATTAGCAATAAATCTTGGTCATAAAAAACACCCATTTATGAGAGAAATTGAGCGGATGAAACCATTTCCACATAAATTCATTATCTTAGAATTTTCTTTAGACGACTTATTAAAATTTCCAGAACACACTAGAATACCAGTTAAACAACAAGAATCTCTTAAAATAACTGGTAAATACATGCTTAAATGTTTAATAGAATTTCAATTATATGAAAATATTAACGTATTATTTTGTAATGATAAATTTAATGCATTTGTTGTTGTTTGTAGTATAATGAAAAGGGTAAATGAAATGTACACAATCGGAAGGAAAAAATAATGGCTGAACCAGAATTACTTAAAGATTTCCACGATTATGGTGCAAATATAAATACTAGAGAAATATTTCTACACAATCATTATAATAGTGAAGATAATCAAAATCCCGGTGTAGAGTATAGAATGTCTAATACTTTCATAAAAAACTTGAGAGCATTAGATATGAGAAGCAACGCAAATATTACAATTCATTGTCATAGTATTGGCGGTGAGTGGACAGATGGGATGGCTATTTATGACGCAATACAGATGTGTAGATCATATGTAACAATTATTATTTATGGTCAGGCTGAATCAATGAGTAGCATATTTATGCAAGCGGCAGATTATCGTTATATGACTCCAAATTCTCATTTTATGTCGCACTATGGATCAACAGATGTTAATACAGATTATTTAAGTGCAATAAATCAAGCAGATTATGAGAAAAGAATATGCGATGTAATGTTTAATGTTTATGCTAGAAGGTGCGTAGATGGTAAATTCTTTTATGAAAAATTTGGAAAAAAGCCAAGCGAAAAACAGGTAAAACAATTTCTAATTAGAAAACTAAAGAATGGCGATTGGTACTTAAACGCAGAAGAAGCTGTATATTATGGTTTTGCTGATGCTATTTTAGAACATTGGCATATTAAAGAATGACATCAAAACTTAAAAATATTGAAGAGGCTTGGCTTGGAATAGATAATGTAGATGTTACATTATTTAATCCCATGTCTTTTCTTAATGCAAATGATGATGATTTTCATTTACGTTTAACGTGGTTAATGACGAGGCCAGAATACTTATCTTTCATAACAAACCATATTCTAAATATACAATTACTTCCATCGCAATCATTAATTCTTAAAGAATTATGGGAAAGAAAGTTCCCAATGTTAATTGCTAGTAGAGGTTTTGGTAAATCTTTTATATTATCTTTATATGCAGTACTAAGAGCTTTAATATTGCCTAGAAGAAAAATTGTTGTTGTTGGTGCTGCATTTAGGCAGAGTAAAGTTATTTTTGAATATATGGAAACTATATGGCGTAATTCTCCAATGCTTAGAGACTTATGTGATTCAGATAGTGGCCCAAGACGAGATACTGATAGATGCGTTTTAAGATTAAATGAAAGCACAATTACATGCTTACCACTTGGAGATGGACAAAAGATTAGAGGACAAAGAGCAAACGATATATTAGCAGACGAATTTGCAAGTATACCAAGAGAAATCTTTGAAAATGTTGTCGCTGGCTTTGCAGCAGTTAGTGCCGATCCAGTTGAAAATGTAAAGAGATTAGCAGCACGAAATAAAGCTAAAGAGCTTGGTATTGAGATAGAAGAAGAAATAGGTAATATAGATCAAAAAGATAACCAAATTATATTATCTGGTACAGCATATTATGACTTTAATCATTTTGCTACTTATTGGAAAAAGTGGAGATCTATAATCAAAAGTAAAGGTAATAGATCTAAACTAAAAGAGATCTTTAATGGCGAAGATCCACCAGAAAGCTTTGATTGGACTCAATATTCAATTATAAGAATGCCATATGAATTACTTCCAAAAGGATTTATGGATGCCGACCAAGTTGCTAGATCAAAAGCCACAGTTCATACTGGTATATATCAAATGGAATATGGAGCTTGTTTCACAAGAGATAGCCAAGGATTCTTTAAAAGATCATTAATAGAATCGTGTGTTTTATCACAAAATAATATTATTTCTGATCACTCTGGTAATCAAATTAATTTTGAAGCGTCTTTAATTGGTGATAATAATAAAAAATATATCTTTGGAGTTGACCCTGCGTCTGAAGTTGATAACTTTAGTATTGTTGTTCTAGAACTAAATCAAGATCATCGTAGAATTGTACATTGTTGGACAACAACAAGATCAGAACATAAGGAAAGAATAAAAAAGGGTTACTCGTCTGAAACAGATTTCTATTCTTATTGTGCTAGAAAAATTAGAGATTTGATGATTAAGTTTCCGTGCGTACACATAGCAATAGATGCTCAAGGTGGTGGTATAGCAATAATGGAATCTTTGCATGATAATGATAAATTAAAGAGTGGAGAGTTACCAATTTGGCCTATAATAGAAGACGATAAGCCAAAAGATACCGACGGAGAAAGAGGCTTACATATTTTAGAAATGTGTCAATTTGCTAAACACGAATGGTTGGCTGAAGCAAATCACGGTATGAGAAAAGATTTTGAAGATAAAGTTTTGATATTTCCATTTTTTGACGCAGTAAGTATTGGTTTATCTTCTTCAGAAGACATGATTAAAAATAGAATGTATGATACTTTAGAAGAATGCGTATTTGAAATAGAAGAATTAAAAGACGAATTATCAATGATACAAATGACACAAACATCTAATGGTAGAGATAGGTGGGATACTCCAGAAGTAATTGTTGGTACTGGAAAAAAGAAAAAGATGAGAAAGGACCGATATTCTGCTTTACTCATGGCTAATATTGCAGCTAGAACATTACAGCGAAAACCAGAGCAAGAAATTTATCAATTCTATGGTGGCTTTGCTGCTGGCGGTTATCACCAAAAAGAACAAAATGAAAAATATTATTCTGGACCAAGCTGGTTTACAGAAAATATGAAAGATGTGTATTAATATTTGTACAATCCAATTAACATTACAATTAAAGAGAAAACAATATGAATGACGATGACATGATCACATGGGACGATAATAATGCTCAAAGTAGAGCAGATGCTATGTCAAAGTTTTCTGATAATGTTGATTATTATAGTGGTCTTAGTAAAAGCCAAGGAAGCTCATATCGTCATTTCATAGATATTGAACCAAATCGTTCTGTAAGGCCATACTTTGGTCATAATGATTATTACGCATTTAGACCAAATGAGGCTGTTCCACAGCAACAACGACAAATCATTAAAATGTGCATGGATGCATATGATAAGGTTGGAATTATTAGAAATATAATTGATCTCATGGGCGACTTTGGTAGTCAGGGAATAAATATTGTACATCAAAATAAAAGCGTAGAAAAGTTTTATCAACAATGGTTTAAGAGTGTTCATGGAAAAGAAAGATCAGAAAGATTCTTAAATAATTTATATAAATGTGGAAATGTCATCATATATAGAAGCTATGCAAATGTCACTCCACAGCTAAATAATTACATGAAGGCATTATCTAAAGATATTCGCGTAGAAGTGCCTAGTATGACAAAAAATCAAATTCCTTGGCGATATAATTTCTTTAATCCTCTAACAATAAAGTTAAAGGATGGAAGTATGTCTCTATTTATGGGAATGAATAACTATACAATTACTACCAATAGTTTCTTTGATAAATTTACAAGTGGCGATATTCCAAATCATGTACTAGAAACGCTACCACCTGTTATCAAGAAAAGCTTAAAACAGGGACAAAAAGATATACCATTAGAGTCAGATAGATTATCTGTATTTCATTATAAAAAGGATGATTGGAGACAGTGGGCCAATCCAATGATTTATGCGATATTAGATGATATTATCATGCTTGAAAAAATGAGATTAGCAGATTTATCAGCATTAGATGGAGCAATTTCAAATATTAGATTATGGACATTGGGCAATCTTGAATATAAGATTTTACCAAATAAAAGCGCCATTAATAAATTAAGAGATATATTATCTAGTAACGTTGGTGGCGGTACAATGGAATTAGTTTGGGGTCCAGAATTAAGTTTTAAAGAATCTAGTAGTGAAGTATATAAATTCCTTGGTTCAGAAAAGTATAATTCTGTTCTTAATAGTATTTATGCTGGTCTAGGTGTTCCACCAACATTAACTGGCATGGCAACCAATGGCGGTGGATTTACAAACAATTTTATATCTTTAAAAACGTTGGTTGAAAGACTACAATATGGTAGAGATTTACTTATACAGTTTTGGGAAAAAGAAGTAGAAATAGTTAGAAAGGCTATGGGTTTTAGATATAAAGCCCACATACAATTTGACCAAATGACATTATCAGATGAGGCGGCAGAGAAAAATCTTCTCATTCAATTGGCAGATAGGGATATTATTAGCCACGAAACACTTCTTGAAAGATTTAAAGAAATTCCACAAATTGAAAATATTCGCATTAAACGTGAAAATAAAAATAGAGAAGAAATACCAAAGGCTGGTCCATTTCATGATCCAAAACATAAGCAAAATCTTGAGCGTATTGCTTTACAAACTGGAAAGGTCACTCCAGAAGATGTTGGTCTTGAAAGCAGTGTTGATCAATTAACTGCGCCAACTTCAGCACCATCTGGTCAACCTAATCAATCAAGTCCACCAAATCCAAATGGTAGACCAAAATTTTCTCAAGATTCTGAACCAAGACAGTCAAGGTCAGTAAAGCCAAAATCTACACCCGGCGTTGCAGAATTATTTGTTTGGGCTGATAAGGCTTGGTCACAAATATCGGAAACACTCACTAGCGCATACTTAAATACTCATAAAAAGAAAAATGTTAGACAACTAACTAAGTCCGAAGTTATGGAACTAGAGACTCTCAAGTTAGATGTATTTACTAATATAGATGTATTACAAGATATTTCTAATAATTTAATTTTTGATATATTAAAAAATGGTAAAAAAACGCCAAAATCGTTTGCACAAATGATTGATGATAAAAATATTAACATAGAAGATACCACAATAGATAATTATAGAAAATATATTATTGGATTATTTATTGAGTACAAAACCTCCTAAAATACTTAAAAAGTAAAAAATTGTGTATACAAATTTTGAGAGGTAGTACACAAAGTACATAAAATATGAAAATATTTAATCATGAAATTATAGACGGTGTGGCTGAAGCTGTTCAGTCAAATGCCTCTATTGCATATTGTTCACCAGCACTAATATCTGAACCAACATTGAATGAATCTATTGTTCATGTTGAAAAAATTAAAGCATCAAGTGCTAATCCAAAACAAATAGATTTATACTATATTAAGTCTATACTAGTATCTACTGGATGGAATAAAAACGATGATGTCTTTGCGCCAGAACAAACATGGGCGGCAAGAAATACTCCAGAAGATAAACAATTCAACTTCATGCACAATGAAAACGACATAATAGGACATATTACTGGTAGTTATGTTGTTGACAAAAGCGGCCTTGTTATAGCAGAAGATACTGAAGCTCCAGATCAATTTGATATAATAACAGAAGCCGTTTTATATAATAGTTGGACAAACGCTGAAAATCGTCAGCGAATAAATAAAATAATACAAGAGATAGAAGAAGGTAAATGGTTTGTTTCAATGGAATGTTTATTTGCTGGTTTCGATTATGCTGTTGTTGATCGTAATGGTAACTCTAAAATTGTTGCCAGAAATGATGACTCATCATTCTTAACTAAGCACTTAAGAACTTATGGTGGTACAGGAGAGTATGAAGGCTATAAGATTGGTAGATCATTAAGAGATATTTCTTTTTCTGGTAAGGGGCTAGTTGCCAAACCAGCTAATCCAAGAAGTATTATTCTTGATGCTAGCAAAGCTTTCTCTGTTCGTGAGACAAGTTTACTTAGTAATGTTACTTTAGGAGAAAAAAACATGTCTGATTCTACTGTTTTAGAGAAGCAGCTAGCCGAAGTTCGTAGCGAGCTTGCTTCTGCAAAGGAAGAAAACAAGGTTATTCGTGCGCAGATAGAAGTCGCAAAGGATAAAGAATATGCTGAAACTATAGCTGGTTTTGAAGCTAAAGTTGCTTCTCAGATAAGTCAAATCAAGGACTTAGAAGAGCAAGTAGCTTCACTTAATCAAACTATTTCAGATCTTCGTGTCACAGTCGAGGCTAAAGAAGAACAGTTTACTAGTCTTCAAGCCGCGATGACAGATATGAAGAAAATGGAACGCAATCGTGGTCGTAAAGATATGTTAGTCAAGGCTGGCTTTGATGAAGCAGAAGCCGAAGAGTCATTAAATCTTTATGATTCATTAGCAGACGAAGCTTTCGAATCCATCGTTGCCATGTATAAGAAGAAGATGGCAAAGGATATGGAAAAGAAAGAAGAAATGAAAGACAAAGAAATGATGATGAAGAAAAATGCTCAAGTAGAAGTTGCTGAAGCTTCTGAAACAGAAGTTACACCAGAACTACTTGAGGGTTTACAAACTTCAGAAGCTGCCTTAGTCGATGCTTCAGACGATCACGATGAGTTAGAATCCACAAGAGCTAGTGTAGCACAGTGGATTTCTGAAAACGTACTTCGTAAGTGAATTAACAAGGAGAAATAAATTATGGCCCTAAAATCAGATAGATATGAATTACAGACTGATATCAGTTTCTTTTACAATGCTGGTACAGCAACTCGCGGTGGTGTTCTTGTTCATGACACAACTGCCGGTTCTGGAGCAGCAATGGATCAAGGCGTTAATCTTGTGAAGTATGCACAAGTTACATCAGCTAGTCGTCCAGTAGGTGTTCTACTAAACGACGTTGTTAATAAGGATCTTACTCGTACTCATCTTAATCAACATAAGAATGAAGTACAGAAGGGTGGCAAGGTTACGGTTCTCCGTAAGGGTTATGTTGTAACAAACAACATTACTGGTGATCCAGCCGCTGGTGATCCTGCTTATGCTTGCCACGTAACTGCTGGTAATTTCCGTAAGGATTCACCCAACAGTTCGGGCGTATTAGAGGTTGGCCGTTTCCTTTCATCGAAAGATGAAGACGGTTATGCCAAAGTAGAAGTAAACCTTCCCTGACTAAACTAAAAGGAGAATTTAACATGCCATTAAATACTAGACCCAGTGATGAATTTATCGCTCTCCTACGCAAGTCAGGTGACAGCGATATCAATGTAGCTTCGGCTGCACAAAGAGAGTTTGCAAAAGCTCTTGAGCTTCCACTTCGTAAGGGTGTCCTTGTTGGTAACATCCTTGGTACTATTTTCGAAACCATCAACGTAGAACCCGGCGCAACAACCGAGTATCCTCTTGATCTTATCAGCCCCGGCCTTGAGGGTGAGCATGTCGCTTACACCAATCCCGGTCATGGTAGAATTCCAGAGCGTACAGTTGAGGGTGACTATGTGATGATCCCAACATATAGCGTTGCATCATCTGTAGATTATCTTCTACGATATGCCCGTGAAGCACGTTGGGACATCGTTGGTCGTGCCATGCAAGTCATGGAAGCCGGTTTCGTTAAGAAGATGAACGATGACGGTTGGCACACACTACTTGCTGCTGGTGTTGACCGCAACATCCTAGTTTTCGACGGTGATGCAACAGCAGGTCTTTTCTCAAAGAGATTAGTTTCTCTTATGCAGACAGTTATGCGTCGTAATTCGGGTGGTAATAGTGCTTCAGTTGGTCGTGGTCGTCTAACAGACCTCTACGTTTCACCAGAAGCCCTAGAAGATGTTCGCAACTGGGGTCTTGATCAAGTTGACGAGGTAACTCGTCGTGAGATCTACACCGCTCCAGAAGGCGGCGCTCCAATTACTCGCATCTTCGGTGTTAATATTCATGATCTAGATGAACTTGGTGAAGGCCAAGAGTATCAGAACTTCTTCACAGTAGAACTTTCTGGTGCTGTTCAGACCAATGACCTTGAAATGGTTGTTGGTCTTGATCAGTCAACCAACGATAGTTTCGTAATGCCAGTTAAGCAACAGCTTCAAGTATATGAAGATCCAACCCTACATCGTCAGCAACGCGCTGGTTATTACGGTTGGGCCGAACTTGGCTTTGGCGTTCTAGACAATCGTCGTGTAATTCTAGGTTCATTCTGATATAGATTTTTCCTAGTAACAATTAAAGCCACCCTCAATAACCGGGGGTGGCTTTTTTTGTGTATAATAGTGTAGATACTAGCTAGGATTCTACTTTAGGAGAAAAATATGGCCGCATTATCTGACTATCTTGAGTCTGGTATTCTAAATCATATTTTTAGAAATACCACATTTTCTAAACCAACAACAATTGCAATTGCTTTAACTAGTGGCGTTCCAAAAGATAATGACACTGGCGCTACAATTCCAGAACTACCATCTGGCATTGCTTTAGGTCAAAACTTTGTCACAACAAATTATCAAAGATTAAATCTTGGAAGTCCAGCGGCTACTGGTACTAGTATTTGGGCATCTGTTGGCGTAGATGATACAACCGCATACTCCGTTTTTAGCACAGAAGTAAGTCATAGTGGTTATTTTTACCCACTATATCTATCTCAAGCTTCTGCTCAAGCTGCTGACCAAAACGGTGCTACACAAGTTTATACATTTTCAAAAACATATCCCGGTGTTACTTTTTATGCTCCAGTATCTATAGATGTAAGTGGATCACAAACAGATCCGGGTTATGCTTTATATGAAGGAAATGGATTTATCAAAAATACAACACAATTTTTATTCAATACAGCATTACGCGATTGGGGTTGGGTTTCTGGCGTAGCCATATTAGATAGTGCAACTTATGGTTCTGGTAACTTGTTAATGTACGCACAATTAGAAAATCCTAGAATAGTTTACACAGGAGATAACATTAAATTTGATAGTAATTCGTTAGAAATAAGCCTTAAATAAGAAAGCAAATAGATGATAATCCCAAAAAGTCAGCTAATTGCAAACATAAACAATGAAATAGTTGATAATGGTGATGGGTTAATATCACCATATGATGTTCGTCATAATTTAATTGATCTTATTGATTCTGTTCATCTATTGACAGATGACAATAATCTTAATGCTTTAAATTTTTCTACTCCAGCCACTAGATCGGTTAAGGCTGGAGAAAGAACATTAGAAAAGTTAAATTTAGATGGTTATTTTAGTGTTGACAATTCTGCATTTGGCTATGCTGCACTAAAATCAAATTATCAAGGCGTAAAAAATACTGCAATAGGATCTCAGTCTTTAAATTGCAATATTTACGGTGAATCAAATACGGCACTTGGTGTTAATGCTCTTGGTGGAAATACAACTGGCAACGGCAATGTTGGTCTTGGAAATAATACATTAATCAATAATAAAGTTGGTAATTTTAATATAGCTATTGGTCATAGTGCTGGTTATTATGTTTCTAGAGATACAAGTTATAAATTATTTGTAGCATCACAT